CGCGTGTCCTTGGCGCTGTTTTCGTCGCCGCTCATGTGGTTGTTGACGGTATCGACAAAGATGGCCGTGATGTCGTCATGGGTGATCTCGCGCACTGCGTTGATGATCTGAGCCGCAGCGGCTGGGCCATCAATGTCGATGGCTTTGTTGCTGATCAGCAGGTTGTCAAGGCGATCCATGTTGTGCGCTTTGCACCAGGCGGCAACGCGCTGACGGATGCCGAAGTTGCCTTCGCCGGCCATGTAGACAACGATGCCTGCTTTGGTGCGCTTGCCGTGCCAGTCAAGACCTGCTGCGATATGGCATGCCATGTCCAGCGTGATGAACGTCTTGCCGACTCCGCTTTCACCGTAGACCATCGTCACGCCGCCATCTGGCATCCATGCCTTGATCACCCATTTCAGTGGCGCAGGCTGGCTCAGGTAGGAGGTGGCTCGGGTGAAGTAGTATTCCTGGGTCTGCGCTTTGGCAGCATCCAAAAGTGCCTCGGCGGCATCGAATCCTATGCTTGAGTCGGCAGCGACGTCACCGTCTGGCTCATAGCGGCACACAGACCTGACGATCTGCGCAAGCTCAGATGATGGAAGCGGGATCTCGCAGCGAGTCTCGTTGGCAACGTGAAGCGCGGCCATGATCTCGGCTTCTGTTGCTCCGCCTCGACGCATCATGCCGCCGTAGGCTGTCAGGCCGTTGTTGCGAGAGCCTTGGATCAGGTTGCCGCCGCCTGCTGATGCTTGCTTTGCCTCGGGCTTACGGATGGCTTTGTAGGCCGACATCCATTGCTGCGGGATGTCGAATGGCGAGACGCCATCGAATGGGTCGGATGAACCTTCCCATTGGTAGCTGCGGCCTTCAATCGTTGATGGATAGGCTACGAAGTAGCGTCCATCGGCCAGCAGGTCAATGCCGTCTGCCAGCTTGCATGACCTGATCTGCTCGTCGTAGAAAGCAATGTGATGCTCGCCGCCTCCTGCGGTCAGTTGCATGGCTCCATCTGGAACGCTGCCATTGGTTCTCTGCCATGCTTGCCATGAGTCCTCGCCGCCGTTGCGAGGGTCAACGTCAAAGACGACGATGCCGGAGCGATTGCCAGCCGCGATGCCAATGTTGAAGTCTGGGTTCTGCCCCCACCACCTGGCGATCTGTTCCGCATCTGTGGTCGCATCTTTGACCCCGTGCTGGGTTGCGGGGATCTTGCCGTTTGGCACCACAGGGATGACATGCCAGCCCCATGATGCATAGATCAGTGCCGCCTCAGCCTTGCTTGTCATTGCGGCCTTCCAAGTAGTCAGACAACGCTTGAATGGTGCTGTACTTGGGATCAGTTTTCTGATCGTCTCGCAAGTTCAGGATGGTGTTGATATGAAGCCCGGTCGCCTCTGCAACCATCCCTGGCCTGCGATCTTGCAAGGCCTCTCTTATCTGCTCAAGAGTAAGCATCTCAACCTTCCTTCGAAAAGTCTCACATCGGACTGTTGACATGCTAACGCGAAGTCGCTTATGATTGCAACCACTGCGCACCCGGATGTCCCGACCGCGCAGGCAACCGAAGGAGCCAACATGGCAATCAACATCCGCCGCACAGGCGGCCTCACGGCAAGCGGCGTGAAGCTGCTTGTGTACGGTCAGGCAGGGGCTGGCAAGACCTCGCTCATCAAGACCCTGCCTGCACCCATCGTCCTCAGTGCCGAAGGCGGCCTGCTGTCCATCCAGGACGCTGACCTGCCGTACATCGAAATAAGCAGCATGGAAGTGCTGCGCGAAGCCTACCAGTGGCTCACGCAGTCCGACGAAGCCAAAGGGTTTCAGTCTGTCGCGCTGGACTCGATCAGCGAAATCGCCGAGGTGGTGCTCAACGCCGAGAAAAAGGCGACCAAGGATCCGAGGCAGGCGTACGGCGCGATGCAGGAGCAGATGGCCGACATCATCCGGGCCTTCCGCGACCTGCCAGGCCGGCACGTCTACATGAGCGCCAAGCTTGAGAAAACCCAGGACGAGATGGGCCGGGTGCTGTACTCGCCCAGCATGCCTGGCAACAAGACAGGCCAATCCTTGCCTTACTTCTTCGACGAGGTGTTGGCCCTGCGTGTCGAAAAGGATGGCGACGGCAACACCCAGCGCGCCCTGATGTGCGACTCGGATGGCCTGTGGCTTGCCAAGGACCGCTCGGGCAAGCTGGCCGCCTGGGAAGCTCCTGATCTTGGTGCCGTCATCGGCAAGATTGGGGGGCAGGCATGAACAAGCACGAATCGGTCAAGGAGTTTCTTGCCAAGCGTGACTTTTCATCTGGCATTGCAAACGACTTGACTAACTTGCGCGACTTCTTTGCAGCAGCTGCGCTTAACGGATTCCTTGCGCACGGCGCTGGACCCAACGACAGATCCTATGTCATCGCTGCATACGACTATGCAGAAATGATGCTGGAAGAGCGAAAGGGCAGAACATGACCACCGAAATCATGGAAACCTTGGCCGCCGAGTGGCTGCTGGCCAAGGAGGCCGAACGTGCAGCGATGGACCGCAGGCGCGAGCTTGAGGACAAGATGCGCGCGGCTGCCAAGCACGACGACACCCAGGAAGGCACCTCCACGCTGCCCTGCGGCACCTACAGGGTCAAGGTTGTCTCGCGCATCGACCGCAAGGTTGATGCTGAACTGGTGCAGGAACTGGCCGCTGAGCACGGCTTGACGCAGCACCTGATCGACCTGTTCCGCTGGAAGCCCGAGATCAACGCATCGGCCTGGAAATCAGCCGACCCAGCAATCACCAACGCACTGGCACCCGCCATCACGGCCAAGCCTGGCCGCCCATCGTTCGCTATCGAACTTTCAACCAAGGAGTAATCAACATGGCCCAACTCGGACAAACCTTTGACGTCAACGAACTTCCGCAAAGCACTGTCGGCAACTACGACCCGCTGCCTGAAGGCAACTACGACGCCCACATCACCCAGGCAGAACTGGTGCCGACCAAGGACGGCACGGGCCAGTACATCAAGCTGCGACTGGACATCACCGGCCCAAGCCATCAGGGGCGGGTAGTTTTCAGCAACATCAACATCCGCAACGCCTCGGCCAAAGCGGAAGAGGTCGGACGTCAGCAGCTTGGCGAACTGATGCGTGCCATCGGTCTGGCACGGGTGCAGGACACCGACCAACTGGTCGGCACGCACGTCAACGTCAAGCTCACCGTGCGCGAGGCACGCACCGATGCAGCCTCTGGCAAGACCTACGGCGCATCCAACGAGGTGCGGGCATACAAGGCCATCAGCGGTGCCGCAGCGATGCCACAGGCGGCTTCTAAGCCCTTCAGCGCGCCGTCTGCTGCGCCTGCACAGGCTGCCAAGGCTGCGCCGCCTTGGATGGCTGGCAAGAAGTAAGGCAAAAAAACCCCGGGGAGCCGCGAGGCTCGACCCGGGGGTGCAACGTCAGGAGGAGTGAAGGCGCAGTCGTTCAAGCTACGCCGATCGGAGTCTACACCATGAGCAAGATCCCCGACCCCATGAACACCATCCAGGCCAAGATCGACGCCTGGCACGAGACGCAAGCCGAGCCGCCTCGGCCGCACATGGGTGCCAGCACGCTGGGCCATGCTTGCGACCGCTGGCTCTGGCTGTCCTTCCGCTGGGCCGTGCAGGCCAAGCATCCGGGGCGCATCCTTCGCCTGTTTCGCAGGGGTCAGAATGAAGAAGCGACCATCGTGTCGGACCTGCGTGCCATTGGTCTGGATGTGCGTGGCGCAGGAAAGCAGCAGGCGCGCGTGGACTTCGGAGCGCACGTGTCCGGCAGCATCGACGCCATCATCGAATCTGGCGTGCCTGAAGCACCCAAGAAGCGCCACATCGCTGAGTTCAAGACCCACAGCAAGAAGTCCTTTGACGACCTGGTGAAGGCCGGTGCTGTGGCCAGCGCCAAGCCAGAGCACTTCGTGCAGATGCAGCTTTACATGCACGGCACCAAGATCGACCGGGCCTTGTACGTGGCTGTCAACAAGAACACGGACGAGATTTACACCGAGCGCATCAAGTACGACCAGGCAGTGGCCGAGAAAGCCATCGCCCGCGGCCAGCGCATCGCACTGGCTGACCGCATGCCTGAGCCGCTGCGAGGCGGTGGGCCAAGCTGGCACGAATGCAAGTGGTGCGATGCCTATGAATTTTGCTGGCAGACCAAAAAAACCCAAAACGTCAATTGCCGCACCTGCGCACACAGCACGGCCACGCAGGACAGCACATGGCGCTGCGAGAGGCACGATGCCGATGGCATTCCGGTGGAGTTCCAGCGCGAGGCATGCGAGTCGCATGTGCTGCATCCTGACCTGGTGCCCTGGCAGCGCAAGGACGGCCTTGATGACTGGACAGCGATCTACGTCATCGAAGGCCACGACGTTGCCAATGGTGAGCCTGATGCTCACATCTACACGAGCCGCGAAATCCTGGCCAATCCGAAGGCGTGTGCTCTGAATGACGAGCTTGAGGATTGGCGCACAGCGTTTCCTGCTGCGAGGGTTGTCGGATGATGCTGCGTGAATACCAACAGCGAACCATCGACCAGCTTTATGCCTGGTTCGAGGAAGGCCACGCAGGCAATCCATGCCTCGTGCTGCCAACAGGATCCGGCAAAAGCCACATCGTGGCCGCGCTGTGCAAGGATGCCTTGCAGAACTGGCCAGAGACTGTGGTTCTGATGCTCACGCACCAGAAGGAGTTGATCGAGCAGAACGCCGAGAAGATGCGCCAGCACTGGCCAGGTGCGCCGATGGGCATCTACAGCGCCAGCATCGGCAAGAAGCAGCTCGGCGAGCCGATCACTTTTGCAGGCATCCAGTCCGTGCGCAGCAAGGCACGACAGCTTGGCCACATTGACCTCGTGATCATCGACGAGTGCCATCTCGTCAACCACAAGGACGAAGGCGGATACCGCACGCTGCTGGCCGACCTCAAGGCCATCAACCCTGCGCTGCGGGTGGTGGGGCTTACAGCCACGCCTTACAGGCTCGGGCACGGCTTGATCACCGACAAGCCTGCGCTGTTCGACGCACTGATCGAGCCGGTGAGCATCGAGGAACTAATCTTCAAGGGCTACCTGGCCACGCTGCGAAGCAAGGTCACGCGCACGAAGCTGGACACCTCGGGCGTCCACAAGCGAGGCGGGGAGTACATCGAGGCCGAGCTACAGGCCGCCGTGGACACCGAGGAGAACAACCAGCGCGTGGTGCGCGAGGTGGTCGAGTTGGCTGGCGACCGCAAGGCGTGGCTGATCTTCTGCGCAGGCGTCCAGCACGCCGAGAACGTGGCCGAGATCCTGATTGAGAATGACATCCCTGCGGCCTGCGTGACGGGCGAGACGCCAAAGAAAGAACGCGAGCGCATCCTGTCCGACTTCAAGGCAGGCCGACTGCGCGCACTGACCAACGCCAACGTGCTGACGACAGGCTTCGACCACCCGGGCATCGACCTGATTGCCATGCTGCGACCGACGATGAGCGCAGGCCTGTACGTCCAGATGGCAGGCCGTGGCATGCGCGTGGCCGAAGGCAAGAAAGATTGCCTGGTGCTGGACTTCGCAGGCGTCGTCTCAACGCACGGGCCGATCACGGCCGTGCAGCCGCCCAAGCGAGGCGGTGAAGGCAACGGCGAGGCGCCTGTGAAGGTCTGCGACAACTGCGGCGAGCTTTGCCACCTGAGCCTGCGCGAGTGCCCTGCCTGCGGTGCGCAGTTCCCTGAGCCGCAGCGCAAGAAGCTGACGCTGCACGACGACGACATCATGGGCCTGGAAGGCCAGGAGCTCGAGGTGTCAAGCTGGATGTGGCGCAAGCACACGAGCAAGGCATCGGGCAAGCTGATGCTAGCCTGCACCTACTACGGGCCAGGGCTGGCCGGTGCTGCGGTGACGGAGTACCTGCCCGTGCTGCACGACGGCTACGCTGGCGACAAAGCCATGCGCCAGCTTGGCACGATGGCCGATGCAGCGGGCGCGTACCTGGGTGGAGCATCTGGCATGGACACTGATCAAGGGCTTGAATACATGGCCGCACAGATGCGATCATCCAAGCCACCGCAGCGCATCGAGTACCGGATGGATGGCAAGTTCCATCGGGTGCTCAAACGAGTGTGGGCATGATTGTTTTTGCTGATCCTGTGGTTCTTTCATTTAGTCGTGGTAGGCGTCGCAGGATCAGCATCGGACGGCCGGAAGCCCGGTGCGGGGTGTCTCCCCCCAATAGCCCTGAGTT